CTCCCGCCTGCAGTGCTGCGTTCCCTGCTCGCCTGGTAGTACCTACGCAGTGACTCACAGTTTTGCTTTCGCTTCCTTGTAATCGTTTATAACTGCCGAAAATATCTCTTGCTTGTACAGAACAACGTCGCCATCGTCTGAGAGACTTCGATGCCCAACAAGTAGTAAGTCCATAGCAACACAACCTCGTTCTGACAGGTATTTACCTGCCATTTCCAATGCCTGCTCGTAATCGTCAAACCAGTTGTCAGCTGCGGTGTCCTCAACATTGTTTGCGGTGATGACTCTGTACTTAATCTTGTATGGGCTCATTTCGACACCTCTTTAACCTGCCGCGTCGCTTTTTCATTTTCTTTTCTCCTCTCGACTTCGCAAAGCCATTTGAATGGAAAAGTCAAAATCTGATTCGTCTGAATGCGGGCAGATACCGACCCATTCACAGTATTTCCAACCACAGCAGCATGTTCCCGTTCTGCATATCAGATAATTGCGATATGAATCGAACCGTTGCAGCTCTTTATCGTCATTTTGCGCATCGAAGCTATTCATCCTCATACCCCATAAACCGTTTCATGCAATCGACGGTGCAGTACTTACGGTTCTGTTTGTCTCTAAAAAATATGTCGTTTTTAATTTCTTTTCCGCACCAAGAGCATACGTCGTAATAGAATGTTTTGGCACAAAATTCATCACCAAAGCACTTGTAGCACAGGTATGAATCAGCAAACGTGCCGTCTGATTTCTCATAGTGTTTGTGCATTGTTGCCTGATTGTCACAGTTGTCACACTTCATTGTTTTGCTCCTTGTCCTTTGTTTCGTTTTCGTCGTTGCAAAACTTCAAGATTAGTTGCTCAAGTTCTGAATGTAGCTGCTCATATTTTTCTCTTGAGAGTTTGTTTCCTACCATCAGGCATTCTTCAAGCAAAATCGAAAACATTCCCGCGGCGAATGCAAACTGTTTCTTTTCGACGAAATCTACCGCCCATTTACAATGAACGGCAAATACATCGTTAGTCATTTGCGATACAAGTTCTTTGATTTTATCCATGACTTTTTCTCCTGTTGCTTTGAACGTTACTTCACGTTCTGTCTTAATTCTTCAAGGTAATACGCAAATTTGGTTGCTATTACACTTGCGTGATCTCTAAAATCTCGCACTTGTTCGTATTGTAATTTTGGCAAGTCATCGACGCAGATATCATCCAGAAATTCCTTCACGTTGCGGGCAACAGTCATAACGCTTGCCGCATGAATCGCACGGTTAAATAATTCTTCAGTCATTTCACGTTCTCCCTATACTCAGCATCCCACTAGTGCGTTTTGCTCACGATTTCTGATATGCGCTGTTTGAATTCTTCCCATTTCTGATTGCCAGAAATCTTGTAATATTCGTTGATATCGTCGCCAACTAAAGGACGGGGACAATTCTTTTTAGTGATATCATAGTGTCTCACAACGTGATCGATATCAATGTCATACCTACGCATCAGATACGCAATCAGCCATGCAGCTCTATCAAGCGTTCGTTCATCGATATACCAATCACGGTCTTTAACCGACATCGATTTCTTGTTCAACTTATTGTCCATCAAGTCGATGCCGATTGAATTGTAATTATTTGCACCGCAATAGACCTGCTTGTCTTTGATTGAGCAGTGCCATGCAGCGAGCGAGCATGGAATGATGCTAACAGTTTCGGTTGTCCCAACTGCATAGTGTGCAGATTTGGCCTCGTTTGTCCGGTTGTAATAATCGTAACACCACCATGCGTTGCATCCAGGCGCAACCGGATAATGACATACGATCCACTCTATTTTGTTGCCTTTTCGGCTTCCGTAATGAAATGACATGATCTGATCCTCAAGTATCGATTATACAAACCAACCGCTTCCCCAGTCGGCTTCTTTCTTCTGTTATTATAGTTGTGCCCGCCGATATTCCAAGCAAAAATCACATCTTTTCGCGTTTTGAACTCGCTTTCAAGCCTCAAGATATATCTTGACGCGGCGCGCGTTGCGCAATCGATATCGTCCAGATCTATACAGCAGTGATGTTTCCCTGTGCTCTTTGTCATCTGCCAAAACCCTTGCGCGCCCGCGCTCGATCTTGCGTTCGGTGTGCATCGCGATTCAGCGACCATCAAATAATAATAGTCCGAATCTACACCATTTTCGATTAGTATTGACTGCACATGCTCTCTGTATGGTTCGCATCTTTCAAGCCATTTTGAATAGTCCTGCGCATAACAAATGCAGCAAACAAGCCACATTGCAGCAGTAAATATCAGTTTCATATTTTACCAAAATAAATAAAAGGCTCGCAACTGTGGGTTACGACCAAAGTTTTTTGCAATAAAAAGCGAGCCTACGTATTGTATACTACAAAAAATATCCGCGTTCAAGCGCTTTTATCAGGCTTTCGCGCGTCATTCCAGACACAATATCAGCGGTTCTAAAGTACAGAGCAACCACATCGTTGCAAGCGCTTCTTCGCTTATAATCACATCCTTTCAAGAATAGATGTGCAGATATCTCGTGGATCGATCTATCTTGCGATATCATCTTTTTCATATCGTCGATCATGATTCGCTTGTGGCTTTTAACGGCATAACTATTCATTTCATGCGCTCAATCAGTAGTGACATCTTGTTTATCGCATCCGTTGAATCTTTAAGTGCCGCTGTAGATGCTTGCAATGCCGCCGTAGAATCGCCTAGTAGCTTTTCATGCGCCGCTTTTGCTTCGGCTGTTTCGCGCTGCATATAAGAACGAAACTCCTTTTCAAGCACAGACATTCTCGAAAATAGCTTAAACGACACAAAACCAAGAACAGCGACTATAAAATACAACCCATACGTAGATAATGCAGCCGCGCCAGCTGTGACACCTTCCATTATTCCCTCTCCAACTCATAGAACGAGCGCAAAGCCTCTATTTGAGACGCGCACACGTCGAATCTGTATTCCAGCGAGTAAAGATAAAATAGTAAATCTCTATTTGTTTCCATGCTGAACCCCGTTGGTTTCTCGCACTGCCTCAATAGCATCACCGGCGGCTTCGTCACGTCCGGGATTGATACTATTTCTGCACTTGAATTGCTCTTGCACGCACAAAGGCAATGGGTTATCAAGCCAATCACAAGCGCTATCATCACTTTCGATTTTGTATACCTTTTCAACAATCTGATCCCCGCTTTCTGCAACACTTGCGACGTGAATGTTTAGCGCCGCATCTTGCCTTTTTTGGTGCTCCGAATACTCTTTAATGATGCCATTTAACCGCACTATCTCTGCGTTTGCTGTTAATATCTTTTCGTTTGCATCGTCAAGCCTGCCAGACATGATCTTTGTTGCCAGGCTGCATAAGATGATTATCGCAGTTGATACAAATATTGATATGACGCCGATCTTTGTCATCCGTCGATACCTCCCAATCGATATAATATCAAATTTTGATTATTCATCAATACAAAAAAGCCGCCCAAATTGAGCGGCTTTATGTGGGAGTAAGGAAACGAGCGATATCATGCGCGCCTCGTTATTTGTATATATATTCTGTGCGTTCGTGTCAATATTTAATCTTTCTCATAGCGTCATCAATCTGCGTTTGTGAAAATCGCGCATAAACATTGAGCGTTATCGAAACGGATGCATGATCCAGTAGCTTTGATACTATTTCGGCGGGAACTCCTGCTTGCAACGCACGCGTTGCAAAGGTGTGTCTCAAACTGTGCGGGGATAAATACTCGCCGAACTGATCCGGCCCAAGATCATGCATGATCTTATATAATTTTTTGTGCAAATTTGACGCCTCGTGTTCGTTCCACAGTCTGCCGCTCGCTGTTACTTCATGCCACAATGTGAGTAAATCGGAGTCAATCATGGGTATCGTGTAGCTATATATCTTTTTTGCTTTGACGTTGTATAAATGCAGCCGCCAAGACCGGTCCAGACTATCCGGCGTTATCTTCGATATCGTCGATACACGCGCGCCCGTGTGGATGATTAGCAAGCAATACAGCTTTAAAATTTTGTCATTTCTTGTGTCAATTCTTCCCAAAATCTCCCTTATCTCGCCGTCCGTTGCAACTCTTTGTCTGCATCCCCTACGACCGCGAAAATCGCACCCATGCGCTGGATTTTCGATGCCTGGCATTCTGTCGGATATCCACGCGTAGAACGCCCGCACACGCGAAATTTTGGCCAATTTTGTTGACGTTTTTTGGCTGCTCGCAATGATTCGATCCATAAGCTCGCGATTTTTTGCCGCATCAAAGCCGAACCCCCGAAGCGAAGAGCGGATCGCCGTCGCCGTGGATGCCGTCAGGCGACGTTCGCGCGCGTACATGTCGATGTAGTCGCATAGGCTTTTTCCACGATTTTGAATTTTTTTGCGCGCCGCTTCGACTTTTTCAAAAAAAATTTTGTCCGAATCGGTGTCCAAAATTGGTACAGTCACATTTTGAATTTTCCCCGTAAAATCTGACTCTGACAAGATCCACCTGTGTCCATTTTTTGTCCTTTTTTTTGTCAATCCCTTCACCGAAGGGAATCCATGCCTTCTTTTTGTCATACGTCGCAACCTCCAGAGTTTATGCGGATTTTCCGCACTCGCCGACTTAATACGACACGCTGAAAAAATGGCAAAAATTCAATTTACAGGCACCAGGGATATCTACTAATATAATCCAACGCTCTCAAATCCGCACCATTGCTTGATTTAAAATACATTGTCCGTGGATGTGTCCAAATTTTTCACGGACAAACCCAAAAGAAAAGGCGGGAATTTGCATCCCGCCTCGAATTATTTTCACTCCGCACTACAGATGCGGAAAATCTGATTTTTTGGGTTGCGCATCAATTTTTTGCACAGCGGCATCCGCATCAGTCGATCGGGATGCCAGGAAATCGACGGCGAGCACACGCAAAATCTCGTTCACGCTCGTGTTTTCTTCGGCCGCAACCATCTTTAATGCGTTCAAAATATTGCGCTCGATGACAAGCGCGTATTTAACCGCATCTTTTAGCGGCGTCGTTCGGATTGCCCCGATAGATCTGAATTTCATCGCTTAATCATCCATAAATTCATTTTCGCGCGGCGCATTGTCTAGTCGATCTCACAATCACAGTCACGATGCCATCCATCATCGTCCACATATCCACAGTATCCGTTAGATGTGCCGTGATTTTCATCACAGTATACATTGACGTACTCCGCGATCAGGCTTTCGCCATTGATGTACTCTAGCGCGTCTTTAGCTGCATCAATCGCATCAGATAGCGTTTCGATCCCTTCGCCGATAAATTCTGGCTGATCCAGTGTTTCACGCGCGCCGTCGATCATTTGTGCTATGAGCTCGAATTTCATTTCCTTTCCCTACATCAATCCGCCGGGGAACCGTTCCCCGCCTTTCGTGCCTCCCTTATACCGATATCGGTATAAGGGGTCAAGTAAAGAATCAAAAAAAGTGCGATTTTTTATCAAAACCGCACCATTGCTTGCTTTTAGAGCGTTATTTTTTTTCGAAAATCAAAAATTTACCCCTCGCACCGACAAAGATCCCCGCGCCTGTCGCCTCCAGATCATCGACTATCGATTGCACATCAAACCCGCATGAATCCTGGATTTTAACGCGAATCAGATCCGCTGCTCCGGGACGTGTAGGGGTGCCACCGAAGGCGATCGAAAATTGACGCTTCACACGCGCCGTTACGCCATCGCGCCCAACAAATACGCGGGTTTGCTGCATCATGCCTGCGTGGATTTTTTGTTTTTTTGTTGCCATAGTCACTCCAGGAAAAACTCAAGCTGCGCATCGATCTTCGATGGTGGCTCGTGCGTTCGGTAAAATTCCTTCACCATCGCACGCTGCTCCCTTTTATAACGACGCCGGATTTTCGCCAAATTTTCAACGCCGCACCCGTAGAGTTCGATTGCTGCCGCTCTGCCGATTCTGCCTTGATCCATCAATCCCACAATTAAGGCGGTTGTCCAGACCTTGCGCGCAATATCTTTAGTGATAGCAAGAACTTCCTTGTCTGTGTATGTCTCACGCATGATTCCCTCCGTTAGTCACTGTGTGATATCTGAATGAACTGATCGTCATACCTGCTAGTTTTGCGGCTTCTTTGCGCGTTACATCGCCTCGACTGTATGCCTCAACTGCTTCGTTAAATTCTTCAGAAGGTGTCCATTTTGGACGGCCAAACCTGACGCCTCTTGCCCTTGCACAAGCGACACCCTCCGCCACGCGCTGACGTATCGCCTCCCTTTCCACCTGTGCCACATAGGCGAGTATTTGCAAAACAAGATCTGCAATAAATTTCCCAAGCAAATCGCCACCCTTTCTAGTGTCTATAAGCGGCATGTCGATGACACATACATGCGCCATTTTTCTTGACGTGATGATCCGCCACTGTTCTTGAATTTCAGAATAGTTGCGACCAAAGCGATCAAGCGACGTTACAAACACGCAGTCACCAGGCTTCAGCTGCCGAATCATTTTCTTGTACTCCGGTCTATTGAAATCCTTGCCGCTCGCCTTGTCGACAAACACTCTCGATATTCCATGCGCGGCGAACGATGCGATCTGTCTTGCTTCCGTTTGATCTCTTGTGCTAACTCGTGCATATCCGTAGTTCATGCCTACCCCCGTCACTCAAACAGTGTCTTTTGTCCGTCCAATACGGGCATTTGCTCAAGAATTTTGTTCTTCATTTTTGCATAGCTCAGTTTTTCGGCCATTTGGATCGATGCAAGCGCGTCTTTTGGGGTATCGGATGCACACAAGATATCTATCACATCAGCGTCATCGTCGAAGCCATGTTTTGCTCTAATCCCCTTGATCCGCTTGTCCGTCACTTCGTCAAGCAACGAATTGATCGTTGCCGTCAAAAGATAGCTTTTCATCACCTCCAACGATAAGGTCAAGAACCTGCGAATACATCCCAAGCGCCTTCAGCTTTTTCTCGTTGGATTCTGTGACCTCAAACGTTATATCACCCTTGCTCTTTGTCGATTTCTCTATCATTTCCCTGCCTCTCTGTGTGTTTTGATTTTGCAAGCTCAATATCTTTTTTGAGCTCGCCCATTATATCGATCATGCGGATTGCAGCGCTTGCCACGTCATCCATCGCATGATCTGCCAGTTTTCTGTACTCTCTTTTCAGCATGCACCCGCGACATAGACTAAGCGCTTTGTACGTGTCCCATAGCGTCTCGATGATATGTTCTACTGGATATTCCAGATGTGCTTGTCGTTTCATGTAGCTGTCAAATTTTGACATCTCATCACCTTCTACTTTTTGCGATCATCCATGATGGATAGTTTTTTCCTGCTGTTTCCGATTGCTCATTTTCTTTTCCATATTTTCCAATATAACCGTTATCAATAAGCCATTTCCTGGCATTGTAGCCGTATCCAGCCCACGACAAAACATTATGTTGTATGCATGTATCAAAAATGCGCTGCGCCTGCTTTATCGGCGCGCCGAAATAGTCTGATATGCTTTGCGCATCGACAAAGCACTTTGACGGGTTCAGCGCCGCGTTTAAGATTTTGATGAAAATCAGCAACCTTGTTGCACCTGCGCAATCCCCCTTGCCACATTCGGCGAGGGATCGTGCACAGTCGCAATCCAAGATCGCATCAGACATGCGGAAATAAGCAGACATCAGAATCTATATTTCTTCATAAATGATATGTCTGTATCCAGTCGATCGCGCAAGATATCGATAGCTCTTGTATCAAAAGCCTTGACGCGACCAAACAACGGATCCGGTATGTAGCGAGGCGGGTTCAGATCATAATAGTTTGAGATACTTTGAAGCTGGTTAGATACAGCAACCAAAACGCCGTTCCATGCGGCTTTTCCACGATATACAAAATAATCCTTAATCCACTTCAGCGCTCGAACCGCTTTGAAATTCTTTGCGTCGCCGAGCTGTTCACGCAGTCGCTCACACTCCTTTGATTTTTGTGATGCGGTATTCATCGCCGTTGCTTCTCGCCGCGCGCCGATTTGTGCTTTCGTCCGGATTGCTTCGTCTCTTTGCTGCAATGCAAGCGCCTTTTGCTCACGCTCAAATTTAAGCTGCTGAAGCATAGAAATTGCCCAATCAGGATCTTCTATAGATTTCTGAATAAAATTATCTGTCGCATACACGCCATTTTTGCGGATTGAAGGCAGAACATCAGATGTTACCCACTTTCTAAATTCTTTCGCCTCCGATTTGTTAGATCGCATGATCAGCGTGTAAAGTCCAGATTCGGAAATAAGCGTCATATCTTGCGCGCCCACAGGGGTGTCGGCTTTTCCGACACCCTTTTCATCATCATCCAATCTCGACACAGCGTCACGAGAATTGGCAATGCCTAGACAATCGCAAACATCCTTTGCAACAAACCACTGCTCGCCGGATCGTTCAACAACTCGTATCGATCCGAATCTGCAATTCTCGAATACTTTAATATCGTTCATTTCTTTTCCCTCCCTGGTTAAAATTGAATTGTGTTATCGATGGGAATATCATCAAAGTACTCATATTCCTGATGCTTTGCGCTGCTTGCTTGCGTTTCCTGTGCGCCGCTCTTATCCGGATAAGTGATAAAAGTAACTGAATTTGCATTGATTCCGCATGATCTGTGCTTTACACCGTCCTTTTCGAACTCTCCATATTGAATAGATCCTTCGACTGACACCACAGATCCTTTATCGACAAATTTGCAGACATTTTCTGCGGTCTTGCCGAAACACGTTACATCATGCCAGTTCGTCGGTCTGTCGCCGATTCCATCCGTGGCAAGCGAGAATCGACAATACAATTTTCCGCTTTTACCTTCCTGTAGCTCCGGTTTTTTGCCAACTCTACCGATCAAAAATACTCTATTTACCATTGCTGTTTCCCTTCTTGTGTTTGTAGATTGCGTTTGCCAGGTTCCGTTGTTCATCGGCGCTCATCGATGCAAAGTCTTTTACCGCGTTCGTTTTGAGCAATTCAGCGTACCATTTAATGATTGAATCATACGTTTCGCCGGATTGAAGCCGCTCGTTTGTGTCCGTCTGGATGTAGTCCAGTGCGGATTGCTTTTTTGCGGTCTGTTTTTGCGCTGGTTCCTGCTGTGGTTTCAATGATTCTATATTGCCATCTACATCTTCTTCGGATGCAATGGCAAAAATTGCGGCGAGTGAATATCGTCTGAAATAGGTGATTGCAGCGCCGATTTTCTGCGTGTCGTTTGGTTTGCCTTTCGTTAGATCCGTTTTGTCAAAACAGATCGATTCCTCGATGTATTCCCCGCTTGTATGAATCACTCTTGTTGACAGTAAAAGCGCATCATTGTTTGTGTTTGTCGCCGTTTGGATAAACCATAGTCCATGTTTTGGCAAAACGGTTCGAAGCATATCAATTAGGCTGTCAAGTGTAGCGTATTTGTATTCATACGCCTGCTTTGACTTTGCGATTGCTTTGATTTCGGGCGCCGCTTCAATCATAGCTTTGAAAAGATTCGTTGTCGTTTCGGATGTGTTCATTTTCTGTCCCTCGCTTTGTCCGATTTCCACACACTGCCAGACATTAGATTTCTCTCGAATTCAGCGCGTCCAATGCTATAAAATCGCCTCGCATACTTCCACACAATATCGCATTCATCGATTTGACCTCGCTTTGCAAACTCTATTGCGCTGCGAGCCAAACGATACATAAGCTCTAATCCTGTGATCTTTTCACGAAAAAGCTGTCGAAGTATATCTTCAACTTCTATCACAAATTCCTTTTCATTCATGCTGTTCAAGCTCCATGATGCATTGTTCTTTTATTGATTCTATCGCGTCGCATGCAGCAAAAATATCGGCTGCTGCATTGCAAAAATCGTTAAAATCTTCACGATTTGAGCGGATTTTGTAGGCTTTGCAGCATTTGAGTTTTGACGCGCCGGCCGTCAATCGTGATATCGCAAAAAGTAGTTGTTCTTTCATTGTTTCGATCATATCAGCGCTTTACCTCCAGTATTACAGCGTCCGAAATGGTTCGCTCTACGATTCTCATTGGACGCTCTTTGATGCAATCCGGTGTGTGTTCGATGGATCGGATTGCATCGATATCGGTAGCGTAAGAATAGTAGTTGTGCCACAATTCGCGCACTTTGTATTGCACTATATATTCTGTTTTGTACTCGATTTCATCCATTCTCTTTTCCCTCCATTGCTACTGCAAGCGCTGCAACCGCGTCAAGCCATGTGTACAGATCAACACATTCACTCTTCAGAGCCTTGATCTGTCTGATCGTCATGTGTGACAATATAGTCTTTTTCATCGTTTCCTTGCTCATTGTATGCCTCCAAATGCTTTGATATAAGCGTGTCCACGTCTTTGTACATGCATTCCAGCGCGCTATCATCGATGATGATGCAGCTATATCAATGCATGATGTCCATGATGTCGATTAAGATTTGTTTTCCTGCGTCCAAAATAAGCCTCTATCCATGCGGGTTGCGTGGATTATTATACTTACCTTGCACTGATAAATCCATCTTTTGTGCATCTGCCTATAAATTTGCCGTCTTCGTAGACGTTAATATAGTGATACACTCCATCGCTTGTATCGATAAGGGATTGCGCATCTTTTATCGCTTCTTGAACGCATGATGCACTACAGCAAATCGAAGATCCCGTTTCGAAACCGAGGTAACAACGTCGAAAGAAATACTTGTGCGGTTCTTTTTCCATTTCATCAATCCTGACTGTAAAATGGTACCGCCTATGGGTTTGACACAAACGGTACCAGGATGAAAACACGCCGGGACGGCAAACCGTGCGCAATCAGTCACACATGCAAGTCTTTCATAAACGTTGTTTATGTCTTGTATTCCCTGCATCCGCCCGGCTTAAAAGCCGTTTGTGGTATAGAGCGATTTCACGCGGCTCTATGTGCGCTGATTGCGAGGCGGGTTTGACGCCATCGACATGCACGCTTTTAATGCAGTGGGTGAAGTGTGTCAAGTTTTTGAGGTAAAAAAATCAATTTTCTTTTCTTGACCGCATAAACACTTGTGATTCTGAATGATGATGATTTTTGGATCATTTTTTGTCTGATCACTCTTTTTCTTGACCACCGCAAAAATCGATTCTGGATGGTCTGTTTTTGCTTCTACGCTATTTTTTGATGCATACCCGTGTCGTTAATGGCTTAACCCGGACTGTGCCTTAAAATCGATTCTGTGGCGAAATTCAAACATTGCAGATTTTAGCGAAGAATGTTCGGTGTGCGATCAACGCGCGCGCGCGCGCGCGAATTTATATTTATTTATAATTTGTTTTTATGACTATAAGGAATAAAAACAAATTATAATTTAGCACGACGTAACCCATTGATTTTATTGGGGTAAAATTTTAAGCCTTCCTAAGCCTTCCTAAGCCTTCCGAAGGCTTGGTAAGGCTTAAAAATTTGTCCAATAAAATCAAAGAGTTCTGGGAAAGAGTCCATGCTTTTTGACGCGGTGATTTTTGATGCTGATAATCGCAAGTGTTTATGCGGTTTTGGTGTGTGTCATTTTATGACGCATTGCGTTATTTTGTCAAAAATTGGTGGATTTCTGAGATGCAGCGCGAACCGAGGCGAGCGAGGATGTGGGGATTTTGCCGAATTTTTGGCAAAAGAAAAGCCGCCTGGATAGGCGGCTCTATTGCTGCGTGTGTCTGCGCAATATCTCGATCCCTGTGTCCTCGATGATGCGCTCTATGCTCTCTGTGTGTGTCGCAGATAGCCAATCCGCAAAGGATAGCTGTGCGTATGCGGGGGATGCCACAATCTCGCCAGCACGAATCCCCTTAGAAAAGATTTCACCTTTCGCTCCGAAGAATCCATAGGTGTCCAGCGGTGAACCCTTATAGTATGCCGTGCGGGTGATGATGCCTGCATCCGGTGATACCAACTGCTTTGTGTGCATCCGGACAAATCGATCGCCGAAGAACGCCGTGTAGGGTTGCGATTGTATATACTTTTTTTTCGGCGCGTGTGAGCCTCGCACTCTGGCCGCATTTGGTGCGATACCAAGATAAGATAAACCATCCGGATCACGTGATACCCAGAATTTGCCGCGATCTTCCTGCTTGTTGTATTTTGGTGCGTCAACAAAAGGCGAGCCCGGTTGCGTGATCTTCGCAAGCGAGTAGATTTGCTTTCGAATCTCACGCGCCCAAACGCCGATCAAGTGCGGATCTATATTTTTCAGATCATAAAATAGCTTGTCGATCGTCTCGTTGCTCACTTTCCGCGCCTTCGTCTTTGTCGCCGTTTTCGTCCTTGTCATCGCCAAACGCCTGATAATACTCAAATGCGGCGAGAGCCTTTAAATCGTCCATCGTTACTCGCCCTATGATTGTGAGATGATTGCGTTGTTAATTAAAAATGCCATGTTTGCCTCTTTTTTTGTTGTTATGAAATGCGCTGCAAAAGTATTGCGGTGTGTGTTCCACCGTCTGACATGTATAATCCACAGATTGCCTTGTAATGTCCAACTGGTATATATTTGTCGCCTCTAACGTATGCGCCCGTTGTGCCCGCTCCTAAGCCGCTCCACTTCGCATTGTATATAGTATTGGCCGGAACATCAAACCATTCACCAGGCTGCAATTCTGAATGCAGCAATTGTGAAACTATCTCGCCGGACCATGCGTAAATCATTGCTCCAACTGGAACGGTTAAAGTATTGTTCACGTAATTCGGCGCAATTCCTGACAATCCGTTAAACGTCGCCACATTCCCCGTGATGTTGCCTGTTGCGCTGTCAAGTTTTAACGATATTGTACCGTTTGCGTCGTATAGATACAATCCAGCGAATGATAAGTTACTGCGTAGCACGTTAGAATATTTGATTCCGAGCATGCCGTTTTCTGTGGATAGCTCGCCGATTGAACTTGTTGTTACAAGAACACCATTGATAGTATCGTTAAACGTCACAACGTCGTTAAATTCTACAGTGTTTTGAAATTCAACAACATTGTTGAAATTCGCATCACTGAACGATACTGAATCATCAAAAGATACTGTATTTCCAAACGTAACCTCGCCCGCAAACGTCTTTTCCCCAAGAATTTCTTGATCTTCCCCCTGCGTTGGATCCCCTGCTTTGTGCATCGAAACAAAGCGCTCCAGGTCTGCAATCGTTGCGCCGTCTGCGTATGCCGTTTCTATGTCTTCATCGGCGTTAATCGTTATGTTGAACGGAAATCTGATTATTTGTGTGGGTGATGCGGATGATGGTAGATAGATTTCACTTGCATCGTCGCTCATAGCCGCAACGATAACTGCTTGCGCGTCTGTCTGATTCGCAAGCCTGCCAAGAACGCAAACGGACTTAACGATTTGCGCAGCGCCGCTTGTGTTCCCGAAGCGGGATACTATCTTCGCGACGTTATTTGTTGCGCTGCAAGCGTCGATTGTACCATTTACGCCATTGTAAAAAGATACATCTTTTCCTGCCAAATCTTCGGCGTCTGTAGCCGCGGCTGTTCCCGATTTAGCACCAACAAAGACGATTTGATTTGTCGCAGTTGCCTGTGCGATCAAAGCGGATCCAGCTGGTGTAACGACATTTATCGAAAAAGGATTTGCCATGATTACTCACCTCCTGCGATTACCAAAAGACAACATCGTCGTTGTCTAAATCAGCATTTTCAGAAAACGCACGCTTTTCCAGAATCTTCTTGTATTCCTTCATAATCTCGAACTGCTTTGAAAGCATTTCGCAACGATTCGCAGATGTAGCGTTTAAATCCGGTTTTATAAAATTGGCCACCGCATTTCTTGCTTTTTCCATCCTGATAACGAGCTGCCAATATTCCGCTTTAAGCCTGACTTTATAGTCATCAGACTTCATCCATTCGATTGTATCTTCAAGCGTGTATCTGATATACATGATCTACTCCTTATTGCAGTGCCAATTCTGGCCAAGATGATTCGTTTGTAATGTCTGGATTAGATGGATCCCAACCGACGTAACAACAGATGCCGATGGTATTGGTGTGGGATGCATTGGTCACTCCAACACACGGAGTTTTATATCCGGCATCCATTCCATGAATACTGAATGACGAAGTTCCAGTGTATAAAGATTCCGCTGCACAGATAAGGTTTCCGCCAAGTACTGGTGTGCCTATAGCTGGCGCGTCATTAAAAGCACTATAAATATACGCGTTTGCGCACAAAAGCTCGTTCTTAATCAGTCCCTTTTGGTTGATCTTATTAGCTGAATAGTCGTAGATGTTTTTGCCTAAGTTCGACAAATACACTGAGCCGAACGGAACCTTTTGCCCCCCGGCACCAATAAAAGCCCCATAGTCTGGAACAATAGTGGCGTTTGAATAAGTGTTGCCTTGATAATAGACTGAAGTGAAAGCTCTTGTCCCACTTGAAGTTAAGCATTCTGCGTTAAAATAATGAAGAACATGTGCCGAAGATGGCGAGGTGCTCATATCACTCGTATCATCTTCGCCTGAGTTAAAACCAAGAACAAGTTTTAGCTGGCCATACGTGTCATCCGGATCACAAAATGCTGAAAACGCATCACCAGATTCAATACAGCAAGAGTTCAGCATTCGTCCCCTAAACCACACAATATCTTTTCCCTTCGTCACGCACCCGACTAATACGCTTGAAGATCCAAGCGCCGCGCCGTTTAAGTTACTTTCATTGACAGACCCCCACTTTGACATAGAATTCTCGTAATCGGTTCGCTGAGATGTACATGCAAGCGCAGAAACTGGCCATGTAGCGAACGGACCAGCGTCATTAAATTCTTCTCTACTGAGGGCGCTAGAAAATGAAGCAAATTTTAATTTCATGCTCGCCTCAGAAGAAGCGCCCGTGCCACAATAACGCGCGTCGCTTCGGATGTATGGAGTTCCCGCCGTGCTTTCTTGATAATACTCCCCCAACGTCGAAATCATGTAGTACAGTTCTTCATTCCCATACTGGAAAAAGCTCAAATAATCGTGATATTCGCCGTTTGCATTTGCAACTCTGTAAATCACATTGCCATAGCTCTCAAACGCCAAAGGCCCGTTTGTCTTTGAAAAATGCCATTGCGCACCGGACAATGCACACGATTCCATAAACGCTTTTATTCGTGCCTGATGAACCAACAGACACCAATTTGCATAGGTGTTTGTCGCAAGATTAGCACGAACGACCTTGTATCCCTTGAATTTGTAACCACCGAATGCCATGATTTGCCTCCTTCTTGTTTTACACTATCGTATATTTTATTGAAACTACGCCTGTTGCGCCGTTGAATCCTGGATAACAACGTACATACAAATGGTCGCTCGTGTTTGGCATATCCAGTTGACCGTTTGTTTGAATTTCAGTTCCATTAGCATCATACAAGCCAACAATTATGTATGTCTTTGAGTTATCAGTTGTGATAGTAGAGCCGTTCCCACCATATAGAGTGTACATGAAACTTGCCGACAAATTTATTGCAGCTTTGTTGCTTGTGAAATACGCAGTGTTCGCCGTCTCTACTTCCTCAAATACCAAATGCGCCACAGTATCAGCATTCAGCGTGTAACTACTCCCGAACGCACCGATATCCCATGCAGATGGTTTCCATGTTTTGCCACCGGATTCGTATTCTCCGGTCATCGTCGGCAACGTAATAGACGTTCCCTTGTATCCAGTTTCATCGGCTGGCATGGTGATAGTTATGCCTGGAAGCTGCGTGTTTGCGAAGGATAGTGTAAATACCCGTTCGGCAAATGCTGACCACGCCGAACCCGCAGAATCGTTGCCGACATTTATTGACAATACAGAATTTTGATCTAAAAGATATTCATCGGTAGGCGCAGCTTGCATATCGCCGTTTGCCTGCATATAAGCAAGCGTCGCCTCGCCGTCGTAGGTATCAAGCACCGTCCTGTCTTCGATTTCGTTGCCGTTTTCGTCGTATAGAGACACAATGGTATTCGGCTGCAATACTGTGTTTTCTGTTTCGTTCCTGCCGTTTTGGGTAAACCAGAATTGAGCAGTTGGAACGCTGATATCGACGCCATACACAAGGCGCGGGGATTGCAAAACAATTCCCTCAATCTCGCCGTATACTAATTCAGTGCTAAATCCTGATGCTATCTGTCCAGTAGTCGCATCCGCAACGATGAAAGTATAATGATTAAGCTCTACAGGCTCGCAAATGGCGTCGTTTTCGTAGTACGACGCAACGATATTGCCGTTTATAGGTGATATCGATAAACTGAAATCACCAGGGAAATCATAATATATATATCTCAAAAATTGAGAATTTCGGCTAAACCTGATTATATTTGCCAAAATCCTTGCGTTTGCGTGTTCATCAAAAAATGCGCTTTGAGATTCGACATTAACGTCGAACACATCAAGCAAAGATTCATCGACAAGCACGCCATTATCATCAAACGCAAGATTATCAAGCACTTTAACGACAATTGGATTGTTATCGAATATATATTTGCACAGAATTTCAATAGCTTTTGGTGTGCCAAGATATCGATAAATCTTGCACATCTCAAAAAGCATTAAATCGCGCGTTTCCCTTGACAGTGTTGGGTAATATTCAGCAACACCATATTGATCATAGAGCGCTTCAAGCTCTTCATCCGTGCAAGCCTGAATTGCTTCAAGTGTCAATGGTGCATCAATCGACTTTACACGTTCGCATATCGGCTTAATGATATTATCAAAAGCATTCATAAGCCACGATAAATCAGATGCAAAGCGAGGCAAAAGCTGTTTTGATTCAATGTCGGATAGCTTCATTATTGCGCCTCGTCATCTGAAACACCATAGAATGAAATGTCTACGTTTATGCGACTTCCTGGAGTTGGATAAATAGGTGTCGGATTCGTATTATAAACAAAACCAATTGTTTTTGCGTCAACCGCATAAACGCCGTTTGAATCTGTCTCACACAGCTTTTTAAATAGCTCTTCAAACACAAACGGTCTACCGATTTTTTGCGCCAATTCTGCGTTATATTCGTTTCTAACGCGCGCGGATCTTCCGCTTGTTGTACCACGGAACCGCGCGGGGTAAGTGACTTCTATCACGTGTGGCGATCCGATTGATACCTGTTCAAGCGGGGAATAGTATACTTCGACAAGATCGCCGATTGGACGGAATGCTTCATCGGCGCAATAATTTTGAACGATTTCCAAAACCTGATCATCAATATCGGTTTGCGAATCTGTCAAAATATATATCTTCACCTTGCCTTTTTCGTATCCAGAATCATTCTGTTTTAATACATAAACATCAAAAACCCTTGAATCTGCCTGTTTTGCGCGCGCTTCGTATGCTGCATACGTTCCCGCACCAGCGAACGTCTGAATCTGTAGTTTCAACCATGATCTGAACGCATCGTCATCATCTAAAGATTCTGTGCCGCCTGCTGTCATTGTTGAATTTTTGCACCAAGATAAATATTGCCCACCTTCGACAATTTCATCGATGGATTGAGCCGGGATTCCGTTGTATTTTGTTCCTGGCTGCATGCTGTAGAGCACAACCGATCCTTGCGCGGCTGCAATTCTGAAGTTATATATATTTGTGAATTGATTGCCGTTTGAATCCTGGACAACGACACCAAACGCGGGAACATCGATGGGATGTGCAAGCGCGTTATAGATGAATTTTGCCGTTGCTCTATACCCATCCGGTCTTTTGTAGATGCCATAATTTGATGCAATCGCGTCAAGATAAGCGCCGGTTGCGCTATCGATGAAACGGTTCAGCGTCGCGTCGTTTATGCGTCCGATTAGAACCGACCAGACATAAGCAAATGCGGATGCAGCCGCATATTCATCACTTCCAATCTGTAGTGTTTCGCCTGTTTCGTCGTAATATGCTTTTTTGACAAGATCTATCAGTTGACGCGGATCCGTCTTTATCAGTTCAATATCAGCCATTTTGCGATCCCCTCAAATTGATGCCATATTCAAAAACACCATCACTTCCCGCGCGGTTTACTGTCACGTTGTCCACGATAACGGACGGATACCATCGATTAACTTCAACTTGTAAAGCGCTTCGTGTCAATCGGTTTGGTGCATCGACACCATCCAGACCAAACGATCTGAATAGTATGTGCTCGCCTTTTACCGTTTTCACCATGTTTGCGATATTTTGAGCGATATTTTGAGCCATTGCAAAGCCTCTATAGTGTCTTTACCGCCGTGTAAAGCGTTTCGCGTCTAACAAATCCCTCGATTAGTGATAAAGATATCGAAGCCGCCGGGATGATAGATTGTGCGTCTATGCTCGCCGAAATCTGCGCCGAAACAATGATAAAATTTGATATCAATTTGTTTTGCCAGTAGACGCCGGCAAGCTCACCGACTACACTTTGTATAGTATCAATATAATCGAAAATGTGCAAGAACCCATTATCAATACACATCGAATTAGTAAATGATTGCTGAATTGTCGCCGTTAATGCTGTGTTTCGCTTTCTGAACACTATGCTTTGTGGTCTTTTGCTGTAGTCATAAGAAAATCGCTGCGATAGCTCCAGACCGTCGCCGGTTGACAGTGATACAGCTCCAATAATGGGGATTGCGCGTCCATCTAATACTATTCGATTCTGCATAATTCACCTACAGCGGAACGGCTGTGGCGAACGCTTCGAACACAGCTGGATTTCCACTTGACGCACTTGCAACGATTTGTTGTGCATCTGTGGCTTGCATCGTTAGAACGGGATGTGTATGTGTCTTTAGTGATATCGTTGTTGCCATCACATCTCCAAGCGTCGCCGTGATATCGCCGGTTGTGGATGTGATATCATCCGAAACTGTCAAACTCTTTTTGATAGTCACATCCGCGTCGAAGAAATACTTGAAATCAGCCGAACTTTCGCCAAAAAGCGCGCATCCGATACCGGTTATATCATCGACAATACCAAATACTGTATCACCGATAGCTATGTTGCACTGTGATTTACGCAGATATGGAGGCAAATAGAGGATGTTTTTTATATTCATATCCATTTTGTTTGCGGCTTTGATCTGTGTATCATATCCGGCTGAATCTTTTTCGCCTGCGAAGCCTTCAACGATATAATATCCTATCATTCTATCCCCCCAATATAATGCAATTCAAGCGACATCTGATTGTTTAACCAGTCAAATTCGAACCATTCAACCATGCAAGGTATGATCATGTCGTTTGAGCGCACAGACACAACGCTGTGCGTGTCGATGTTTTGCATGATTTCAGACCTTATGACGATATTATTTTTCTGATATCGTGCAAAGTTCAAGCATTTCTGCGAATAATCCGCATCACTTCTAAATGACGAATATACGCGAAGCGCTGTTTTGTCCAGCGCCCCGGCTGTTTTCTGATTGATTCCATCATACCAGTAGCAACCGTTTATCGGCTCTGTGTCTGTGTCTGCCTGCATTTCAATAAATTCAATCTCATTCTCTGAAGATATCGAATCGGGCACGTCAACACATGTGAGCACGCCGCCGCGATACGACATGACAAATCCAGCCGATTGCTGCAAAGATCTGATTGCATCCAGCGGCGTGCCAAACACTCTATAATAATCGACTTTACCGTCTACAATGCATCGGCATTCAATGCCAGCGGATGCCGCTAAATCATCGACAATCGCCTTTATCGATGCATCCTGATATGTGCGTGTGATTGACCGTTGCGATTGCGGTTTGTAGACGCTCCCAACGATTGATAGCTGCTCATCTGTCAAATCTGCCTGGACGACATAGTATCTTGTGTTCCCCTGTGGCAAAGAAACATCGACAACGCCGCCATTTAATAAATCTTGCTGGAATCCATCGCGATTTACTAAATCCATGTCTGAACCAATCGACAATACAATCGATGCTGAATCAGGCGTTGTAACAAATTCATTGATACCTGCGAAATCCTGTATTGATAACGACGCCGATCCAACGGTTAATACAATGTTTGGCAAACCGTTAAACGGTCTTGTTTCAAGTGCATTTTCACGCGAAACGTTCTTTACCGTCTTTACTCCAGACCAAACGCAATCACATTCGATTAAGCCTGGATCCGGTGTGAATGTCTTGTTCATGTTTGTCAATGCAAACTCAAGCTCTGGATAGATAGCGAAGCCGCCGAGACGGAACACGCCGCTTTGTGCGGTTCTGCTCGTTGTTGTTGCTTCTATCTTTGCAAAGATGGACTGTGGATCGATGCCAAATAGTTTACAAAGTGAGAAATCAATATTAATTCTCGCCGAAATTTCAGCGGTTTCGAACCCGCGCGCTGTGACATATCCGCCATAATGCTGTATTGTTCGTGCTCTTTTCTGCCATGATATGGATCCGACAAAGCAAAGCGGAATTTCAAAATCTGCACAAGATAGATTCTGCATTGTCACCTCCAAGCCGGTGTTATGATGCGGATTGTTGCCCCTTCCTGCCATGGTGTGGCAATGATAGTATTTTCTGTGATTATTTCGTCCGGAATATAAACGGATTCACCACCGTCAAACACAACGATATCGCTGAAATTTCTGTTTGCCTCCATGATTTGAACAAACTGAAATTCATCGTTGTATATCTTGTATGCTATCGAATCCCATGTATCGCCGTTTGCGGCTGTATAAATCATCGTCCAAGCCTCCCACTTAACCAGGCGCTATTTATCATTGCTCTTGTGAAATCGCGTGATTTAACCGCCTGTGAAAGTGATAGCGCTGTTGTTTCGTTTCCTGCCATGTTGAAATTTTGAACAAGATTCTGCGTTAAATTAGAACCGCGCGCGGCGCGTGAGTAGTCAATCGGTATCACCATTTCCGGTCCACGCTCCCCGCATATAGACGGCATGGACGCAATCCCGCCGTTTGAGAACCATCCCCCTCTACCAAGTCCTCGTGACGACGTTGTCATCGTCGCTGTGCCGTCGCCATTGTCGGAAATCTCTATGCCGCCTGTCACCTCTTGTTTGATTGCAGATGCCGATTCTACAAGCGCACCAAGATAATCTATCAATTTTCCGAGTGTATCGGTAAAGAACTTCGTTATGGAATCAACTAATTTTTTGCCCTTGTCCGATTCCATGAAATCCCCAAGAGACTTCATCACAGGTCCGAGCGCTTTCACAAGATTTTGCATCAATTGCATTCTATTTTCTTCAAATTGACGCATTGTTTTTGCGGTTTCCTCTGCTGCTGTCATCGGCATTGGCGCCGAATCTGTAGAAGCCGCATTTCGGATGCCAGACCAATTCAATTGTGATAGCGCCTGCATCGCTTGCTGCTTATTCGTCGCTCCATAAACGCCGCGTGTCTGCGTCGATTTTTGGGTAAAATACTTTTCTGCAAAATCAAAAATATTCTGATTCTGCCCACGCTGCGCCCTCAAAAATGAATTGAACGCGCGGTCTAGTTCTTCTTGCGTATCATATGCGCCGGATCCCTGCAATGCTGAGTAGATAGACAATAGATCGGTTTCGGATGCGTTCGAAAAGTTGGATTGTCGAAGATTTGCAATCCTGTTTGTCGATTCTTGTATCTGCGAAACGCTTGCGCCGGTCTGACCCTGTATTGCCTTTATCCGATTTGCATATCGATTGAAATCGTTTGCGCTCGCGTTGCCAGTATTTTGTTGACGAAACATTGCAGCCGCGCCGGGGAATCTAATTTCTGCAACGGCTGCCTGTGCTATATCATCGCGATTTGACACGCCCAAAACGGATGTGACGCGGTTTATTGCATCGACAATCGTTGTATAGTCCGCGCCGGTCTTTATATACAGTTCACCAAGCATCGAATTCTTTTCATCATTGGAAATACTCGCCTTGATTCGGTTTGCTTCGCGCTCCCTGTCCACTTGGGTGTTTGCACTCGCTATAGCCATGCCGCCAAGTGCCATTGCACCGCCAACGATGCCAGCGCCAGCAATGCCAGCGCCTTTTACGGCGAGTGATGCGGCCTTTTTTATAGCCTTGTATCGTCCTTCGGTTGTCTTTAGAGCTTGCACAAATTTCATCTGTTCTTTGATTTTCTCGCGAATTGATTTGATATCATCTTTCACGAGCGCTGATAATGTCTTGTTTTCTTTTTTCTGTGCCTGCAAAATCTTTGATTCTTGCTGTGCAAGCCGCAATGATGTGCGGATCGCCTTGTTCTTTTCCAATGCCTTTTTCAAGTCATCGTCCGAGCCTTCCACGATATCTTTTTGGATGCCATTTATCTCTTTGTCGATTTCTTTTGCGCGTTTCTTTTCGGCTGTGGTTTTGCCGAGGCTTTCACGCTCTTTTTTGAGTGCATCAAGCCTCGCCCGCTGCACTTTTCCATCTTCGGTTAATGAATTTCTAATCAAAAGCGCTTGCTTTTCAAGTGTCGCAACGGTTTTAGCACTCTCACGGTTGAACGCTTCTATCTCTTTTGTGGTGTCGCCTTCGGATTTCGCAATATCATTTATTTTGGACACGAGCATTTCGGCTTGTTTCGATGCATCCTCTAAGCAGTTAGACAATCCATCACGCGCCGAATCACTGATATTTTTTAGTGATTTCTCGATGTCGCTTATCGCCGCGCGCGTCTTGTCTGATTGCTCAATGTCAAGTTGAATTGTATATTTTGAGACTTTACCTTGTGCCATTTGTAGACCTCAATAAATCCTGTCTGCCTTTAACAACTACCGGGAATACCTCGTAGATCTGAGTTATCGGCATGTTTAGAAGCTCAACGACCGACGTGTGAAAGACCTCCGATATATTGCCGCACCATCCAAGCGTTTTGATATAGAACGATCTGCAATCGTTTCTACTCACTCCACATGCATGATAAAAAAAAGGCCGATCTTTTCAAGCTCCAGCAAGTCCGAAAATGATATGTTGTCTATGTCATCCAGGCAAATTTTGTTATCCTTGTGATTTACAGCCGCGATCCACGCCGTAGCCATCCGAAATTCGCTCGATGTGGATTTCGTCGAAACCGCCGCATCCATGTCGAAATTGACACCTTTTAGCCTCGCCTCAAGTCTAACGATGTTGCGATAATCCATAGGCTTCAAACCGTCAAAATCAAAAGATATTGATTGAACGGTTTCGCCGGACAATGTTTTAAGCGGCTTTGACAGTTCTAAAGTTTCCATGATCTCACCATAAAAAAAAGCCGGGATGATTCCCGGCTCTCTTTATAACATAGATTCAAGCTCTGATCTATAGTCAACGCCATTTATCTTTAGCACGCCGTTCAGCTTATCAATGTATCTGATTTCCTGTCCATCACAGAGCAATCGGTAGAACATTGTATTGATTGTAACCGTTCCAGTTGTGTTGCTGCCTGGATTAACAGAATTGCCGCTATCATCAGAAATGACGCCCTTTATATAGGCGACAAACGGCACAAGATGAAATCCAGAACCGTCGGCGTTCTTTACTTCCTGCCCCCACTTGATCATGTAGTCTTTTACGCCATATCCATGGAGTTTCGATTGTATAATCGACGGTTCACATGTGATAGTGGTTTGCATCGAATTGATTCTCGTTTGATCGACGCACTCAAGCGATCCCATCGATTGCGTTTCAAGCGTAGGATGTGAAATCGCCGGCAAGCCCACCTCAGCCGTGTCTACAATGATGGGATATTGCTCAAATTTGCCATTTTCACCGACGTAAACGGTGCATCCCTTTACGACAATATATTGATCAACCTGTCTAAATGCCATAATTCATCCCCTATTCTTCGCTTGTAAGAGCCGACAAACCGGCGGTTGTATATGCGATTTCGGCCTTAAGATACTTTGCTGGGGGCGTTTCGGTGCATTCGAACGACCAAACAAATCTACCAAGCTGCAAATCGCTTGTTGAATTATTTTCTGGCCTGAACTCCACAACGGGATTGCCGATAAGAACACCGCGTGCCTTTAGTCTGTTCAGCTGATCCAGCTCATAATTCGTTATATCGTTTCGCATTGACAAATCCATAGGATTATCAATTTCGAATCTGTGTGCAAGCTGGAAACGGTTCAATATCATCATCTGCATTCTGATATAATTATCAAATCGATACAGCTCATCTGATACTGTTCCGCCTGCAAACAATGATGTGTGATCTCCCCAAGTGTGATATACGCCGTTTCCATAATAGATATAACTGCAAACACCATCGGCGCTCAATTCTGTTACTGTGGATTCTGGCAAAGTAACCGGCGTGATAGCTTTTACTGCGATCGAGAGCTGCGTCACTTGTGTACCGGTTAGCGAGTTTCGATCTGTTTCAAGCGCAAGAACGCCGTTGTTGTTTACCAGTCTTGCTTTCGTTTTATCGATAAGGCCGCCGCCGATATTAAACGTATAAATAGTATAAATACAATTGCTGTCGTATATAATATCGGCATTATCTGATTTCAGATTTGTAACGGCGCGATCCGTTCCGGGTGAGATCTGGAACGTGTCGCACTCGATCTCATCTACATCGGGATCGGTGAGAATCACAACCCCCTGTATACCGGGAATAGCAAGGTTTCCGCCGGATCTGCCAGGCGCGTCATAATCCGCGTCGCTCTTTGCCTGAAGGCACGCTCGCACGGCCGCACCAGATACAACATAGCCGCCGGACGTTTTGACGCTTCCCCACACCACGAGCGCATGTCCATCAGCGAGCGCCGACGCCTTGTCGTTTGATATAACGCTTGCCTGTGCAACGCCGGACTGATTGAGCTGTGATGCAGATTGCGGCAGATCATACATCAAAAATGATTGCCAGTGTCCAGCGGCGAGCTTTGCGATCCCGTCAAGCGCGGCAAGAACATCATCATCGGAAACGGACGGTGCGCAAATGATATTCACAGCCGTCGGTGTGTCCATTAATAGCTTTTCGATCGCATAAACGCCAGTATACAAAGCCGGTTCGCCAAGATAATCACTGGCGTTTGGTGTTTGTGCGTGCGAAACGGGGATCATGTATACCTTTCTTATCCCAGCGATCTGAAAGGCCGCGATCGCCGCTTCCGTCAAATTGTAGCCGTCGCCTGGCTCGCCGCCCAATTTCTGTGCATAATCACTCATTGATGTGATTAAATGCGCTTTGTTCAGCTCACCAGACGGTGATGCACCGATAAAAATAATATTCGTTTCTGTAGATACAGGCGTTGCACCGATACTCGATACAAGCTGCGCGTCCACGCCATATAATTCAGTTGCCATTGTGCCTCCTATAACATCGATTCAAGATCGGTGTCCCGCAACGTTTCGACAAAATTCTTTGTGTCCGATTCAAAAGATACAGAGCATTCAGCATAAGGAAAATCCGCAAGATAAGGGGACGGCGTGTTTAAAACCACGTTCGATATGTCTTTGTTGGTATTTCCCATTTGCTTTAATGCGAGATACACCTGCTCGCCAAGCAACAGACAATATTTATACAACTCTGAACGCACACGCGCCGAATCAATATTGTTTCCTGTGTCATAAGTGTATATATTCGGCTCGCCATCGATTGGCCTTGTGATTTCCTTATCCTGCAAAGCTGGATTGCAGACACAGCAATGCACAAGATATTGTGCGATTCCGCTATCATTGACGCTCACAAGCTGAACGCAAACTGCGGGCGTGTTCATCGGGATGCCGTTTGATAGATCATCGTAGGTGAATGCATAGACCGTTGGTTTGCGTTCTAAATACTCACTTGTATCATCGCTTCCCTTCCACTTGAACGTTAAAGTATCCATGCGGCTTTGCAGCGATTCAACGATCTTTTCTGTACGGATGATCAACGACATGATTTAACGTCCCTGTTTGCGCTCCAATGATAGAACAACCAATCCTCGCACGGTTGCACAATCGATGATTTTGTATGGTTTAGAATCGACATATATAATCGCATTCTTAACCAAACAAGCCGAAAATTCTGTATCTTTTGGATCTATGAAATATAGAGAAAAGCTGAAAGCGTTCAATGGCGACACGTCCGAAGTAAAATCTATTTCTGCGGATTGCAAAGACGCGTACAACGTCTTTTTTATAGTTCCACATTGTATCGTTGTTTCGCGCGTGAAATCGCGAAATTCATTCACGATAAAAGATAGATCTTGCTCTACAATGTCGCCCAAACGCTGCATTTTACCCCCTAAGCGGCTGATCCAAGTGTGATCCAACGCCATGCCGAAAGCGGCGAGGGCAAAGGATTAGAGGCACAGCGAACCGCCACAGATTCGTTGTTGAAATCATAGTATTTATAAACTAAGTATTTTCCAACGACCTGTTTAATATCAGCTGCGCCACCCTGGAACATAGCAACTGGATTTGGCAGACCGCAAGCACCGCAAAGCGTTCTACCGCAACTCGGCGCAAGTATACAAACAAAGTTATCAGGTAAATAGTTTGTCCATGTACCGTTTGAAGCCTTGTATCCCCCGTTGTATACAATCAGGTTCAAAACATGTCCGTTAAACTGTGCCTGTCCTACGCATTTTGCACCGTCGATTTCAGCACTAAATAGATCGCGAACATCGCCGTTTGCAATGTTTGTATAATGGATTTGGCTATTTAACAATCCTTTTGTGTTCATGTCGGCATACAGCAAAGCCCAAGCCGCTTCACTCATCAAAAGATCTTCAGCGCGTCCGCCGTGCTGCACAAGCGTTCTGACCATTGCGCAAACATCATCGTGAGGTGTTGCGCCGGTTTGTCCCCAATTTGCAGCAGGGACATAAACCTGTGGGTTTTTCTGCGAATTTGAACTATCAAAATATTCAATATTTACAGTTACCTGTGTGGAATCGGTTGGGCTTGTGTCCATCGTGAACTGAATTGCGTTATTTTGTAATGCCATCACGCACAACCGCTCAATTGCACGGCTTGCGCGATTAATACAACGCGCCGCTTTGATTCTCAAAAGTGCGTCCAATGCATCCGCGTGTGATGGTGACAAATCATTCCTACAGAGCGATTCAAAAAGCACGCGGTCTTTATTGCAAGTATCAATAGTATCACTGATACCAATCCGAGGGGGAACAACGTTATTAGCAAAATAAGTTGTAGTGTTTCCGTCAACATAGCCGCATTTTACGAACGCGCCGCTTGCAAAATCGCCATCATCGAAATCTAACAGAACAGATTTCGAATCGAAAAGATCTACCGGCTCATTTGTAGGAAAATAGCGCTCCTGCAAGAGTTTCGGCATTCTATCCTCAACGAGCAGCATGCGCGGCTGTGAAGTCTGATCGTAAACTGAAATGGTTCCTGCCATTTTTTAGCCCTCCATTAATAGTATTAATCCAATCCAACCATTTTGTCAAAGTTGGGGTAAGTCTCCTTAAACTTCTCAAGCGAAGCCTTTGGATCTTCGGTCTTTTCCAAATGAATCACGGATTCGACCGGCTGGCAAGGTTTGCAGATTCGATCATAAGCCGCTTTCAGCCTTGCGTTATCGCGTCGATCTCCACATTCTGCGTTCATTTCCTCAATCTTGCGCAAACGCTCTTCGATAGATTCGAATCGTTCCGCGATTCGCTCCATGATCTCATCAAGATCCGGCTTGCGCTCTTCCTTTACATCTTCTTTGATCTCTTCTTCCACCACTTCTTCAGCTTTGGATTCCTCGATCACTTCGTCCTTTTTGACTTCATCGGCCATTTTAGCACCTCCTTTTGGGTGAGTTAAAATATATTTAGCGCACAATCGCGCCTGAACACTATCATTATCCACGTCAAAAATACTATCGATAAGTCCTATCGATAGCGCTTCGTCTGCGGTGAACCATCTGTCTTTTTTTAGATCTTCGGCTGTATAGTCTGGCAATCGGCGTTTAATAACGGCGAGCTGTGCCGCGTTTGCAATGTCGATCCCCGCATCATGTTTGCCATCTGCATTCCATGCGGAATGAATCATTATTGCGGCTGTTTTTGCCATTTCTACGCGATTGCAAGACAATACTATATCTGCCGCGCTAGAAGCCGCAACGCCGTACACTTTCGCTGTAAACGTGATACCGTCTCGCTGCGCTTCCTGTATCTTTTGATACACCGCGTTACCATAGAAAACAAGACCGCCATGTGATGTGATTTCGATGACAACGCCGGAATCTTTCGGAACGGTATCAATGAACGAGCTAAAACCATACATGGTGCGTTCATCGATATCATCAAATATTTGATATCTATAGATATCCATTGTTACACCTCCGAGACTTCCACTGTTTTATCAGGCATTTCAGGATTTCCCGTTGCTTTGTGGCCATATAACGCCATTGCAGCTTCATCACGATCCACTAAACCGAGTTGTATTGCTTTTGTCCAGGCGTCGATCTCTTTTGTTGGATCCAAGCAAAGCGCTGTTGGTGCCTGCCATTGAGAAATCACACTGATATCTAATGCGGCGTTTATGTCTTTTGTGAGATCATAAACGAATTGCTCAAATATAGGCTTTATAAATTGCTCTATAAAGAACCCGCGATATCGCTTAAACTGCCTGTTTGCCTCCAAAACAGAGCCGCGCGCGCTCGCATACGTGCCATCGTAGTTACAAGCGAGCACTTGTAATGGCACGCCGATTGCGCTTGCAAGCATTCCGCTTTGTGCTTTTATATACTCACCAAATTGTGAGTTGGGGTTTGTAGGCTGCAAAAATTTGACATCCTCGCCAGGCTTCAAGTTCCAGAGCTCGCCCGCTGATACCGTCTTTGGGCGTGGATATGGCTTATCCTTTGGGCGTGGATATAGCTTATCGAACCACGCTCTTTGATCTATCTCTTTTTCGTATCCAGACGATAATGCCATCGTCGGTCCGGTTGCGCCTTCTTCTGCTTTTTCTATAGGTATCGGCGCGTCAAGATCGCGTGATAAAAGCGGCTCAGTCTCGTCCATCGTTGGATTCTCACTTGTGACAAACCCCCAAACGGATGATTGAAATTGCGCTGCCTGTTCTACAGATCTAATATATCCCGTTGTCGCATGCAAAGATTCTATTGTTTCGGCGAGCATCGGAACTCCGCGATATTGATCCGGACGTTTCGGCGAGAAAAGATGAATCACCTGCGGCAATCCATCCGCATCATTCGCTGGTATGCGCTCAATCTGCGAATCTGTCACGATTAACGGCTGTGATATATAATCCTTTAAGATCCAGTATGCACAAGGAATGGAATCACAATCAAGCTCTACGCCGTCAATAATTCTGTTTCCGTTGTCTGGATTGATGCAAACCGGAAATTGATATTCATCGGCGCGGCTTGCGTAGTAGTATGGCGATTGAACGCGATCCGCCTCTATCGCTCGCCATGATGATATTTCACCAGGCTTTTTCACAAAAAAGATATCGCCGGACAAAAGCCAATTCCTGCAAGCCAATTCCTGCATTTGAAGGAAATTTAAACGCCTCTGTGCGTCCAATAGTTTTAAATGCGAAGCAACGGACCACCGCTTTGCAAGCCGCTTATATCCAGATCCTTCAACAACATAAGTCAAACCATCGCCAATGATACCACCTGTCATTCTATCGATTGCAGCCGCTGCCATTGGATTTGATATAGCGAGCTGCCTAGATCTCGATACAAGCCACATCCGAACGGGTAAAATATCATTTGTAGCCGTAGAACTATAGCTGTTAAATCCTAATAGCGTCTGCGAATTAACCGATCCGCCGGCTCCAGCATATCCTATGTTGAACGGATTTATAGGAAACATCACAACCCCCACCGCATGTTTTGTGGATTTGCATATACACAGTGAGAAACTTTGCGCGGGCTGCGTCCTGTCAAAATACAATCAATTTCATCTATCCTGATTCTGGTTGAGTCAATCCAAGATTGCAGCTTATCAAGATCAAGTTTCGTCCTCGAAATACTATAATGACCAAGGTTATACGACTGGATCTCGCCACTCAATAGCCCTTGCATTGCGGATATTGCATCCGCAAGTGCTGTTGCAAGCGCTTTGCGCTCATCCATAAGCATTTGTCGTTTTGTCGTATAAATATATTCGGTCATCACGCGCACGCCTTATAAATGCGGAAATTTTGGTTTTGTTGGCTGCGTTTTATCGTCGTTGCCAGCTTCATCTTTTTTGATATCAATATTTTCTTCGGTCTGGACGCCATCCGCTTTATCAGTAGCATTATCTCGCTGTTTCTTTTTAGACATATCGACATAGCTCTCTTTGTCTAGTCCGGTTGAATAGTATTTGTCAAAATAGTATCGCGCACAGGCGAGCGCGTAAACTCTGCAATCTAACGGCTCGTTGTTTGTGTGTCCCTTTTGAGGCGCGATCCATTTTCCATTGATTTTTTTCTCACTCAAAAGACCCTGGAAATATTCCACGTCATACCCACAGCCCTTTATATACAATAATCTTTTATCGCCTGCAATAGTTAATAACGCAGAATTTGCAATTTCATCTTTACCCGCATTGACACCTATCATCTGAACCGTGCAGCGGCCTTTAATTCCTCCATTTAGCTTGAACTTTTGCTGTTTACCAATTAGTGGATCTGCGGAATTTTTACCGCTCGAAACATAGCCCTTTATCGGCATGAATCGCCGGTTTCGATATGAATGCATGTATACAGCGTTCGTTCGATGCCCTCCAGAATCACAGAATGCAAATACTGGCCGCATTATCGTTCCATCGCATCTTGTATATGTGCGATTAAATAGATCCTCGAACGCTGCCCACACTTCCCTCTCGTTTGGATCGCCAACCAAAACGCTATAGTCCAATCCAAACATGTATTTGCAATCGGCGCTAAATCCGCACGTTTCGCAGTATAGGCAAGAGTCATGCGTGTCAACTCCCATCACGATAAACGCAACTTCACCAGGCAAGCAATCCACTGTATATCCTGCCATCGATAAGCGCATCAGGTCCGGCGGCTGTATTGTGATTTCATCCTTCGGCTTATATACTTCGGCGAGCCTGGTATTTCGAAAACTCTGATAAGATGCCTCGCCGAGCGACAACGCCGCGATCTCCATCTTCTTTAGGTAGTCCCAAGAATAGAAGTGATGGCAGAGTGTGCCGAAGATCTCAAACGACCTCAAAATTCTGCCATACTGATCATCCAGAGGTGTGGAGTTTTTCGGATCTGAGAATCGATGTTCAAGCGATTTGATGTCCTGCTCACTGTAGACGCAGCCGCATTTTTTGCACGCGTAAAACGGTTCTGAACCGCTGTAATCGATATCATCAAAACGCACATCCATAAACGCGCCGCACTCACAGACGCAACCCCAAGTTTCTTGTGTCCCAAGCAAAAAATTTTGGTTGATCCTGCCATCGTATAGCGTCGGTGTGGATGTCATCAGATACATCCCGCGAAATCTCATCATGCGCTGAATTGCGTTTTGCAGTGGATCGCCTTCGCCTTTGAGCTCGTAAGGCCACGCATCGACTTCATCAAATGCACAAAATTTTGACGGTGTAGAACGCAAATCAGATGGACTTTTTGCGCTACACAGTAAAAGGTTTGCACCGCTTCCAAGACCAATGTTTACAACTGAATTAGAGCGGTCTGGATCCTTTAACTTGCTGCTTCCTGGATTGTTTATCCCGCGCGTTCGAAGAAATGGCCGAATCCTTCCACGGCTCATCTTTTCGGCGCTTTTCTGTGTGTCCAGGATAATCATTGTATTCGCGCGATCGTACTCTACAATCCATGATAAGAAATTCTCGATCATCGTGGATTTTCCGACCTGCGCGGGCGATTTAACCACAACGCCCATTGTCCCTGCAATATCTGATAATGCGGCCGTTGGTTCGTATAGATAAGGCGTTTGATCATAAGAGAACATCGCAGATGTAGACGGCATATAGCGAGACGAAACGGCAAGATCTGCCGCATTCATCATTGGTCTGGTTTGCAGACATCGCAGGCTATACAACCGTTCGCCATCATCAAACATCATTTCGCCTTTTTGGCTTTCGCGCTTCGCTTTCGTGATTCCTCGACTTCCGAAGAATTATCAGCTTTTTCGGTCTTTGTGGATTCAATCGTGAGATGCAGTCTTTTTTGTGAAAGCCTTTGCAGCGAATCATCTATATATTTTTGCAACTCTTTGTATTGGTGCGGATTTGTAGACGGCACAACACTTTGCACCTTATCCGGTATCTGTTTCAATAGTCTGATAAAATCCACAAGAAAAGTATCAAATTCAGATAGCGCAACTTCAATTCGGCATAGTTCGCCAGCTTTATCCGCAAGCGATAATTCGTCCTTGATCACGGATAATTCAGTAGATCGCATTTTCGCATAATTCATGCGCCGCTCAACTTCTTCGATTGATATATCGGCGTATCCTTGCAACGTATACTTTTCTTTGTATTCGTCCGACATCACGCGCCCTCAAGATATGATTCGATCCGATCTTTCGCCTCGATCCACCCGTGACAAACAATTGCCTTGTATCCTTGCCCGTTTAATAGGGCGATATACTCTTTTTGGAAATCCGAAACGACACCGCCTTTTTCGCGCTTCATCTCAATAAAAAGTCCATGATACCCAAACGCAGGCACGGCGAGAAATAGATCCGGAACTCCAGCGCGCACACCTTCCGCTCGCAGATTCGACGCGGTTACAACGTCACGGCGTCCGCCGTTTGGAATTGCAAATAATAGCTGTTCGTCGATCCCGAAGTGATTGCATGACAGATGCCACCACTTCATCAGTGCGCATTGTTCTTTGTGTTCAATTTGATTCATTTCTGCTCAAAATTTGTTGGTATTTGCTAAAATTCTGACAATCCGATCCAAAAAATTAACTATATTTTTTTTGGATCGGGCTCCCGCCTGCAG